TAATTATTCACTCCAGTTGTAAAATTTTCTAATATTGTCAATAATCTTAGACTGATCATCGAGATTTTCGTTGACCATTGTCTCTATATAGTCCATGAGCGTTAGCGACCCCATGATGTTCGAGATTTTAGTCTTACGAGAATTCTTGAACTTGTCATCTTGATCATCTTTGCGATCAATGTGACGTTGATCAAGAGTGCTATCCTTCACTGTGAGGATTAGAACCTTGAAATCATTTGGGAACTTATCTTGCAAAAAATCTAGCATCTTACCGTTGAATAAACGATCGCCTTCAAAGATCACATTACCAGTTTCTAGAGAATCAAAGAAGGCAACAGCGTCTGGCTGTACCGCCATTGACAAACGATCCGTTCCCTGGAATACATTACCATCGTTTGCATATTTGCCAAGAATATAAAGATTCAACTTCTTGGAATACATCGCATCAAGTAACTTCTGCGGTTTGATAACTTCCCAATCATCAGCCATCGAAATCAATCGAAACATCAAAGTAGTCTTGCCAGTTGCTGGCTCACCACCCATCGCAATCACTCTTACCATAATGCCTCCAAACCTTCTTTCACTGGGTGCTCATCATCGAACATCCAATCCATTCGTTCTATTCTACCTGTTCTCAGAAAATAAGTAAACTTTTCTTTGTTGATTGTATTTCTTGGGGCAAGTCTTAGATCAAGAGTCTCATTCCTTGCTTGCCACAACACATTCCATTCAATACCAGTCCAACCATCACCTTCTGCCTGTTCAATTTCTTCAGACTGACGATCCAAATAATAACCAAGATATCTTCCATGATGTTCGCGAAAGATTTTCTTGAATGAACACAAGCAGGTTTCCATCGTGAAGAAGTCTATCTGACTGCTCAGTTGAGGGAATCGAGATCTGGTTTCCTCAAGAATCTCTTTGGCATGGCTTTCAAGGTCTGCGCATTCTGATGAAGTGAGTTTTGTATCATACTTGTCATCTTGCCCGAGGGCGAGATGCAAACCATTACGATGAGAACGAGAGCCTGAATAATCGTCCAGCATGAGGCTAGTAGGTACACACTCAACGCCAGCAGTGTGACAAAGATGCTGAAGATAAAACCAAGTGGAATAGCGACCAAATTTGTGAAGAGAAGTTTTAAGATTATTCCAAAGGTTGTTGAAAGATTGTTGTTCGTTGTCGCCATAGTATTTCTCCAGCACTTCGCGTTGAGTTTTCTTGCCAATAAATTTTTGATAAGACTCGAACATGGCTGGCAAGTGACCTTTGTTCCACTTTGTATCTGTCTGATAACGCAGTCGTTTGTAATTGTGACTATTCCACCAACTGATACGATCTACAGTAGCGAGTTCATAGTCTGGGAATTCATTTTTCAGAACCCATGCAGTTGGCAATTGGTATGTGTTACCATAGAGCCATGCAAACCATAGACGTTCTTCGTCATTGTGTTCGTATCGACGATGAAGATAGTTTGTGCACCACACTGCTGGATCGCAATCGCCAAACTGCATTGACCATGCATACCAACGGATGAATTGTTCACGACGCTGCAAAGACTTCGACACAACCACCTTTACCTTTTTTATATACTGCCGCATGTATCACAGGATCTGAAAGATCATAGATACCATCAGCGAAATTTCTACCATTGATCTTGAACATACTGAGCGAACACTTACTCTTTTGTTTTCCTAAGAATTTGAATCCCATAGATTCATAGAACACAACTGCATCAGGCTCTGCTGAAACGCGATAATAACTGGTGCCAAGACCTTGTGCTCTATCAAGAGAGTCTTGAGTCAGTAATCTTGCTACACCTTTGCGACGATGTTTGGCGAAAGTGTGAAGCAATTGTAGATTGAAAACATATGGAGTTTTCTTCGAGCGAGTGGTAATAATCGCGCCAGCCAACTCTCCGCCTTCCCAACACCCAATACAGTACTGCCATTGTTCCTGCATGTCAGCCTTTGCCACAAAAGTCTTGGCAAAAGAGTCTGCTTTGTTCTCAGTTATATGCTTTACAAATTCTTCGCGAGTAGTCTCACGTAGCGTCATGGAACTCACGTTTCTTTTCTCCGCGCTCTTTCGGATACTTGGTTTGTTGCCATCCATGATACTCATCCAGATTCCATACAAATGGAGGAAACTTGAATGTATTATTAGCGAGAATCTCACGAACTGAGGGTCCGCCATTCAATGCAGCATCCATGAACATTTCCACGAATCTGAATTGAGATTCTAATTCTTCTCGCTTCGTGGTAGAGCGGAAGCAACGGAACTCAATTGTACCAGTATGCTTCATGCAGTAAGTATTGATTGCAAATCGGAATGGACGACCCATTGATACGCCATCTTTACCAGCAGCATGAAGTTTGATAAAGTGATTGAAGTCAGTAGCAAGTTCAATGATGTTATCACACATATACTCAGGCATTGGGCGACCGCCATCAAACTTCAAATACATCTTTGCGCCTTCGCACTGCTTCATCTCAGATGTTTCATAGAATTGATAACAGGCTTGAATCGTATCTTCTTGATTGTCTTGAATGTATCCAATCAATCGCTTCAATCCAGCAATATCATCTTTCAATCCTGGAACAAAGACATGAATATGACCATGATTGACACAAGAAGCCGAAGGCTTGTTGCCATACTCAATAAACATGCTATAAAGTCTCATCACACGATCAACTTGTTCCTGCCAAGTCTTAGTTGGCATCATGTTGACTTCACCGCCCATCCATGGCTCTTTGCCGAGTGGATCGCAAGCACGAAATTCAAACGGTGGATGAATGTTTACAATATCTGTTTCAGCATATTCCCACTTACCGAGAGTCGGAGGAATCTCCATACGACGATCAATGTCACCCCACTCGATTTCGGCACCATATGTAAACGTTGATTTATCGTACATGCTGTAGGTCCTTTGCGTTATCAATATGAACAAATTCTTTTACGAACGTCTTATGTGCCATAGTTACATACTGGTTCATATCAATCTCAATTGAGTTGTTCAAACCAGCGCGTTCAGCAATGTCTTTCGTAGAAGTAATTATACCGCCATTTGGTAAAGAAGTAAAGTAAATTGGACGCTTTCCGTTACGATAGAACTTCATCGTGCCATTACTGTGCAATTCAATTGCCGCAATGCTTGCATCTTTCCAATGTAGAAGCGGATTCTGATCTACAGTATGAAGCAGTAACTCACTATCATTCTTGGTTACTGTCTTGATACCATACTTTGCTTCCCAGTTTTCATACAATTCTTGAGTGATGACTCCATTGTGAACAATAGAAACATCTTCTTTGCATAACGGCTGATTGTACTCAAGATCACTAGTGCTATATCTGCAATGACCAATTAGTCTCAGAGAACCATCATCGCTGACCATTTCTTCAAGATCATCTAGATGTATAAACTTGTCAGCAGCCACTGGCTCTTTGAATGTGAGAAGTTTGCCATTGAATAAAACAGTCATCCCTGTGGCATGCATTCCTCGAATCTTGGACTCGAGGAACACATTACGAATTGTTGCAAAGTCTGCTTTGCTGACCTTTTCTAGATAAGCACCAATAACTGCACACATATTAGGCGAACATATCTTCTAGAGTGGATTCTTTTCTGTATGCTTCTGGGTGGTACTTTTCAACCATTTGCCTTCCACCAACTCTTTCCAGATAGTCGTACCATTCTTTTTCTGACCACATTCCCTCGGAAATACCGTTCCAAAGACGTCGTTGGAGTGGGTGTTCTTTGTTCTTTCGACGTGACTCAACATAATTATATCGATGATCTTCATATTCTTTGCTCCCGAGTTCAAGCATCTTCTCACGCAAATAACAAACAAGACTTACACGCTCTGCGGTTTCATCTTGCAGTTCAATAGGTGTATTACCGTGAATGTACTCATGATTATTGACGAGCAGGAGATCACCAGGTCGTACATTCACAGCAATACGAACTTCTGGAAGAATCAGATAACCACCAGTGTAGTTACCATTGTTTGATAGAACAAGAAGATTGCTCAATCCGTTTGTAAAGTCACCAGCGTCACGATGTGCTGCTGTTCTAAATGTTTTGTTCACTGTGATTGTAGTAAACACAGTTTGTGGAACTAAGAATGCTGGATCAATCTTATCTGCTGCTTCACGTTGAGCGGCATGACGTTGTGGGAGTAACTCAGCAAAACCACGATCCAGAGTTTGTAGAAACGGAAATGACAACTTGAATTTGTCATAAGAGTGCTGCGTATATGCGGTTGCGCGACCATATGGGATACGAGGATAACGATCGAACCATCCAGCAATACCAGACAACACTACGTTGGCATAACTTGTATCTGAGACATAAGTTTCATAAACACCCAGTGCTTCTTCCTTACGATCCCGCACAGTCATCGTAGAAATCTTCTTCAACCATTCTTCAAATTGGAAATCATCCTCTTTGACTTTTGAATTCAGCCAAACCATTCCACGCGCAGATTCTTCATTGCTATACTTTTCTCTAAGATTAGCAACTTCTTGGCTGAAGTCAATCTTCACCACAGAGTGTTCAGGTTCTTTCTTTATGAATTCGAAAAGGCGCAATTGAAACTCAGAAACCCACTCGCGACCACCACATTTCTCGCCTTTTGGTCCAGCGGCAAGTCCACGATTCTGAGTTGGTGTGGCTGCTTCTCTTAGACCAGCATAAGCATCATCTTGCTCTTGTTTACTGAAATAATTTTTACGGAACTTGAATGCGATGTTGTCTTCATCTTCGCTTCCAAGATAACAATCCGTGTCTTCATTGATAAGAACATCAAAATGAGACTCATCAAGAAACTGACCAAGCAAATGCTCACAGTCAATTTTTGAATTTGCAATAATGACTTTTGTCATAGTATTTCTCCTGCTGTGTTATTATTATATATCCAGCAAAGTACAATGTCAAACCCCAAATGAAACTGTGGGGGCAAGGACTGCCCCCACGAGAACCAGAATGGTTTTGTTCAATGCCAAAGATTAGGCATTCATCGTGACGCTGATCGCATTGCGATAGAGAGTCTTGCGAGCACGAGCAATCTGACCGCGATCAAGATACTTCGAGAAAGCAGGTGATGGATTGCCAAGGCGATACGCAAATACCTTCTTACCACGCGAGTTGGTAACACGGTTTGTGTAAACCGAGATACCTTCGTTGCGAGCACGATAGGCGAGGTCAGCAACATTCTCAACCTTGAACAACGAACGAGCCTGACGCGAGGTCACGCTGTTGCCATCGGCAAGATAACTGACAAACGAGTTGAGTGCATTAGACATATAATTTACCTT